AAAGATTTTGGGGCTTGCATGGTAGTCGTTGGTGTCGGCAAAGTTGGAAAGCAACTTTTCCAGCCTGTCTATAAGGCTTTGCACGTCTTCCCATTCTACCTTCGGTTGGCAGCCGTACACAATCGGAATTTTGCCAATAGCAAGTTTTTTCGGGTAGCCTTCCACTAACTCCCATTGTCCGTTAGTCTGTCCGTCCTGCTTGTTCTCGCAACTCCATAAATAGTGGTAGTCTTTCGTGTACGTCTCGAAGTAGGTGCGGCTCTTAAGGTCTGCACCCTTTCGCTTGAACTCACGGCTAAACGCCACCATGTCGCGGTTCTCGTCGAAGTACGGGTAAAGCGTATCGCCAAAGGCTGGAGAAAATAGTGCTACCTTGAATTTCTTTTTTGTCGTGAAGCCGTAAAGGTCGTGTTCCTCGCCTTCCACTTGATACCAAAGTTCGGCTACCTCTGTTGTTCCGTAGATGTTACGCGCCGCCTTCCTGTTTACGGTGCTAATCTTCACGTCGTAGAAGACGCGCTTAATAGCCTGTAATATGGCGGTTTCGGTGTCGTCGGCTGGGGTGCAGTTGTATGTTACGGGGTTGCCGAAAGTGAAACTAACGGCGCGGTCTCTGATAAGTCGCTGAATTGCCAACGCTATACGCGCTACAGGCTCCAGCCGTGCGCCATCTCTCTGTAGTTCCGTGTTGGGGTTTACGTTAAGAACTTCCCCGTAATCGTCGGCGTTCTTATCTACTATAACCAACTTGTCGGGGCGTTTCTTGCTGTCCATAACGTCATGTTCCTTCGGGTCTATCTGTGCCGCGTATTCTATTGTTCGCGGCTGCTCCGTGATGCGCCCGTTGCGAAGTTCGGCTACTACTCCTTGAAGGTCTGCGCCTTCCTGTAGGCTGGCTTGTAGCAATTCGTCCAGCGTCTTTGTCTGTTCGTCGTTCATTGTCTTACAAATTTATTGGGTTTTACAAAATGTTTAACCGAAAATCCTTGTTAGGTTCTGCGCCTGTTGGTTGCGCTTTTCCACCGTTCCCGTAAGCGCGTCGGGTGCATCGTCGTGTGCGTTGCCGCCCTGTTTCTTGTACTGCGTTATTGCCTTGTAGAACTGCGGAAATAGTACGTTCCACCTTTCGGGCATAAAACAAATGTTCTGCACCTCGTTTGAATGGTTGAAAATCCTAACGTCTTTGTTCTCTGTCTGCGTGAAGAAGGTAAACGACGTTTTTTTATTGCCCAAAATTCGGCAGTTGTCGCGTACCTTGCGCCCGAACCCCCTGCCGCCGTTGTTGCTCTCTACGATGCATTCGTCAACCTCAAAGCGCGTTAGCCGTCGGGGTGTCTCGCTTTCGGTCGTCTCCATCGGCGCGGTTGTATAGTACACGTCAAGAATGAAGTTACCTATTTCCGTTTCAACGTAGATAATGCAACAAAGGAAGTCCGCGCCCGTGTCGGCGGTGTCTATATACGCCTTAACCTTCCGCTTCCGCGTTATTGGTACGGCTGCGTAGGTGGTAAATTCTCTTTCGTACATCAACCCTGCTATAGGCTTGGGGTTCTGCATATACTGGGTATCGAAGACAAAGGCGTTTTTCTCGCGTAGGTCGTGCAGTTCCTGTAGGGTGTGCTTAAATTCCCAAAGGGCGGTTTCCTCTCCTTCGTCGTTGTACTCAATGGCGGGCAAACTTAATACTTCCCATTCTTCGGGTTCAAGCCGCATAAGGTAGCCGCAAAGGTCTTCTTCGTCCAAACGCTGCATAATGATTATTATCGGGGTCTTTCGGCTGTTCACGCGGTTGCGGATGGTGGTCTCGAACTTTTGGTTTACCTTCTCGCGTACCGTCTCGCTTCGGGCATCGTCGGGCTTGATGGGGTCATCTATCACTATCGCGCCGCCAAACGTGCCGTCGCTGACGCTTGCAAGTTCTTCAACCTCTGCGGCTAATTCTTCTTCCTCGTCCTTTTCCTCGTCCACGATGCCAGCACCAAAACCCGTTACCTGTCCTGCCGACGAAACGGCGTACAATCCGCCGCCCTCTGTCGTAAACCATTTGCGCGTGTTTACGCTGGTCGGCTTCGTGCCGGGAAACAAACGCCTATAACTTTCTTCGCGTACAATCTCCTGTATTCCCCTGCTGTTGTCTCGCGCCAAATCGTCGCTATAGGACAGGTGTATAAACTTCGCCTTCGGGTTAATGGCTAACCCCATAGCGATAAAGTTCTTTACGGCTAACTCCGTCTTTCCGTAGCGTGGGGCGATATTGATAATAAGGCGCGTACACTCGCCGCTTAAAACCCTGTCGAGTGCCTTTGCTATTGCTATATGGTGTTTGCCTACAACAAACTTACGCTTAAACTTCTGCTTGAACGTTGTCTTCCCTGCGTTCATGTCCGTAATAATTGCCCGTGCGTAGGTCTTTGCAAGTGCTGGGGTTGTTTCTTCCGCTGCCAACGCCTTAAGTTCCGAGATGTCGGCTGTAATCAGAAATTCGTACCATTCCGTTACTTCCGTTGCGCTTATTCCGTAGAATTTCTTTGCGCCAGCCTTACCCATAATCTTAACGCGAAATTCAGAAACGCGGCTTTTGGGTCTTCCCTTTGGGTTGCCGCTTTCTCCTTTCTTCCACGCTGGGCGTAAATTCTGCTCGTTTGCCATCGGTGTTAATTCGTATTTTCTTCGGTGTTACTTGGCTTCCGTCTTGAAGTTGCCTAAGTATTCCGCCTTCTCTCCTGTCAATTCCTCGTAACGCTTGCAAATAACGTCAATATAGGCAGGGTCTAACTCTACCATATAACAAGCGCGTCCTAATTGTTCCGCCGCCATCATTGTGCTACCACTTCCCCCGAATAAGTCTAACACTACTTCGCTGGGGCGTGTGCTGTTCTTAATTAGTCTTCCCATAAGCTTCAGCGGCTTCATGGTGGGGTGGTCTGCACTTCTTAGCGGCTTGTCTTCGTGTATGTCGGTAGTAGGTAGGCTAAGAACCTTTGTAAGCAAATCCTTAAGCTCCTGCTTTGTTAGCGCGTTTAGATCGAGGGCTTCGTCTTCCGTTATTGTAATCAAGTCGCGCCGGGCTATAAAGTAATGTGACGCGCCGGGCTTCCAACCGTATAGGCATGGTTCGTGCTTCCATTGGTAGTCTTGCCTTCCTAATACGATGTTGTTCTTCACCCAAATAAGTATTTGCTTCAACTCCCAACCCACGCGGCGAACTGCAAGTTTGAAGTTCAAGCCTTCCGTTCCTGCGTGCCAAATGTAAAACGCGCCGCCAGGCTTTAGGTAGGTATTCGCGTTGCTGAACGCCTTAAACAAGAAGTCTTGGAAAGCCGCGCCTTCCATATTGTCGTTGGCGATGTCCTTCTGCACTCGGTTTCCTTTGTCGGCTGCGTTTAGTGCTTCGTTCTTGCTGGAGTAATCGACGTTATAGGGTGGGTCGGTTAGTAGAAGGTCGGCTTTTTGGTTGCCCATGAGTATCTGCAAAACCTGTTCGTCGGTGCTGTCGCCGCAAATTAGGCGGTGTTTTCCTAACTTGTAAATGTCGCCTTCCTGCGCCTTCGCCTTTCCCGTCATTGCGTTGGCTGGGTTAAAGTTGTCTTCCTCTGCTTCGTCTTCCTTAACGTCGCCGTCCATCGGTGGCAAATCCACGCCCCAGCGGTCTAATTCCTCCGTGTTCCAAAGGTTTGCTAACGCTTCAAAATCCCACTCGCCGAAGTTGTTGTTATCTTTTATGGCTATTGCCCGTAACTGCTCGGCGGTCGCTCCCTGCGGAATGACTTTGCAAACGGCTTCCTTGTAGCCTAATTCCTTTAAGGCTCTAAACCGCATATTACCGCCAATAATAACATACTTGTCGCCGTGCTGGTAAACAAGCACTTCGCGCAAAGATAGCATTTCGGGGTTTTCCACTATCGACGCTTTAAGTTTCTTGTACTTGGCTACGTCAATGCTTCGGGGGTTCGTGGGTACGCCCTCTAACTGCCCTTTGTTCGGTTCAAGTTGCGACAAAGGCAGGATTACGCTTTGCTGCAACTGCTTGGGGTCTATTCGCTTCGTGTTCTTCGCTGCTGCCATACATCCTGCTGGTTAAAATGGTAGGTCTATATCTCCGCTTCCCCAGCCTAAATCGTCGTTGCCGCCGCTGTTGCTTCCCCCGTCGCCTTCTGCCTTCATTACTGCGCTGCCCTTGAAGGTCGCGCCAAAAAGTGCCGTAACCGCTATAATGGCGGTTGCTCCTGCAATCAAAATGTTAAGTGTTGCCATAGTCGCCTGTTATTTATTCGTTAAACTTCTGCTTCGTTATGACATCCCAGAGTTCGTGATGCCGTATGTCTTTCTTAATCGTACCGAAACGCTCCATAACCTTGCTAAAGCAATCTTCGTAGAAGTCGTAAAGCGTCGGGTTTTCCTCTATAGTGAACTGCTCCACGTTGCCGCTACTGCGC